GTGCCATCTCTAGACCCTCTCATGTGGCGCACGGTGCGCCGTTGAGTAGCATTATCGTCACTCCAGCGGATAACACAAGTGTCATTGATGGTATTTGTGATATCTATCACACGATGACCATCAGGCGGACAAGCCGCACCACCGCACAGACGCACACGCGGACGCAATGCGAGAAGCGCGGAAGCCGGCAGCGAGGAAGGGCGCAAGGCAAGATTTCCGCACACTTCGCACACTCCGCACACTCCGCACAGCAATTTCCTTGGAGGCTCGTATACCCTGACACATAGGTTTAGAGTATTAAGTATTCAAATGTTCAAGTGTGCGACCCCGGCAGAATTGCAGCTTTAATCGTCCGCACACCACACTGAACACCGCACAGCGACCGCGTAGCGGTCACGACTCGCGTTCGGCAGTCGTTGCGCTTTGTGCGTCTGTGCAAGTGTGCGGAGCCGGTGCGCTTGCCGTCGCCATCCGCTCGCGGCATGCTCATGCCATGACTGACCCTGACGACATGGACATCTTCTCAGACGACGCACATCCGGCCACCGTGGCCGACGTCGCTGCTCCCTTCACTCCGACAGCGGACCACGATGCGGCAGTCACTGCGGCTCTCTACCGTCGCGCCGTAGGATGCGAGACATGGTCGGAGAAGCTGGACAAGTTCGGCGACGTGCATCGCCTCAAGGCAGACGTACTGCCCGACCCCGCAGCCGCGCGCCTATGGCTGCAAGCACGACAGCCAGACAAGTGGGGTAGTGAGCCGCAGCAAGGGACACGGGTGTATGTGGTGCAGCTACCAGCCGTAGCGCATGACGCGCAGTCGTGGCTCGCGTCCGTGCGACCGGCCATTGAGCACGAGGGGGCGGGGGGCGGTCCGACGCGCCAGGCGGATCCGGTGCGGAGTCCATCGTGATAACCACCAACGACGGCATTCCGAATTTTCCAAAAAAAACGGGCTGACGCATGGATAATGCTGCGCTGCAACAAACATACGAGAGCATTTGGGTACCGAACGCGGGCCCGCAGACGGCGCTGATCACGTGCCCGGTGTTTGAGGTTTTTTTTGGTGGAGCGCGCGGGGGTGGGAAGACGAGTGGGATGTTGGGGGAGTGGCTGAATCACGCGCAGGCGTATGGGCGGGATGCGGCGGCGTTGATGGTGAGGCGGGAGAGGACGCAGCTGATCGACACGATCGAGGAGAGCAAGAAGCTGTACGGGCTGTTGGGGGCGACGTACAACGAGACGGACAAGTTGTGGCGGATGGCGAACGGGGCGCGGTTTCAGTTTGCGTATCTTGAGAGCGACAGTGATGCGGAGGCGTACCAGGGGAGGCAGAACTGCGTAGCGGTTGGGACGCGGATACGGATGGCGGATGGCGAGCACAGGCGCATAGATACGCTGCGCGCGGGCGAGTGGGTAGCGACGCTGGAAGGGGCTAAGAGGATTATTGCGGTGGAGCGGGCCTATCGCGCACCTTGCGTGAGGGTTTTGGTCCGGGACGCAAGCGGATCGGTGACGGGAGAACAGGTCCACCCTGTTTGGCATCCTGTGTTGACCAGCGGCGGATTGATTTGGTCACGCAGAAGTCTGAGACGCCGAATTGGCGAGCTATGTCGTCGAATGAAAGTTTTTGCTCGTAGCGCATGCGAAGCACCTGATCGCGGAACTGATCAAGGTACCCCGGCTTGGTACGCTTTTGCAGGAGGTGAGAGAAGCGGTTGTAAAGCGTCATGGCATTCACGCCGAGATGGGCTGCTGCTTGAACGGCAGATCGTCCCTGTAGTGCTTCACGAACGATGTCGTCAGTCAGGTGAAGCGTTCTGGCGAAATGGCCGGAGCGAATCCACGGTATCTGGTGTCGATCAAGTATCTTTTTCACTGTCGTTGGTGATACGCCAAGCGACGAAATATTTTTTGACGGGTCTGCGGCGTACTCGCGGACTTTTGCGATCAGCGCAGGATCGTTTGAACCACGGTTTTTCCACTGCTCTTGCATGTGCTGCGCGTGCGAGCCATGTACCTCAAGGTTTTCTGGACGATTATCGTGCCGCACAGAATTTCGATGATGCACGTGCTCGTTCTTGGACAGGAAACGGCCTATTTGGCACTCCATCACAAGACGGTGTTGCGCAACCGAGCCGTGACGCGCCTTTGGATGGGTTGGGCACCACTCCCACACGTAGCCGGTTTCAACCATCACACTCGGTGCATCCGTATACCGGCGAGGCACGGCGTCTGACTGAGGCCGTGACAGTGGGAACGATGGAGGTAGTGGGGTTTGAGGATGCATGGGTGATGGACCTGTGTGTTGATGGCGCTAACCACTATATATCAGATACCGGATTGGTTAACAAGAACACGCGGGTGTATGTGGAGGAGATGCCGAATTTTCCGAGGCCGGATCCGATCATGAAGCTGAAGGCGACGTTGCGGAGTGTGAAGGGTGTGCCGACGGGGTTTCGGGCGACGGGGAATCCGGGGGGCAGTGGGCACACGTGGGTGAAGCAGCGGTACATCGACCCTGCGCCTGGTGGGTACAAGATCATCACGGACGAGTCGGGGTTGGAGCGGGTGTTCATTCCGAGTCGGGTGCAGGACAACGCGGCGTTGGCGTTGGCGGATCCGGGGTATGTGGCGCGGCTGCGGGCGTCGGGGTCGGAGGAGCTGGTTCGGGCGTGGCTGGAGGGGGACTGGAACGTAGTGCAGGGTGCGTTTTTCGGGGAGTGGTCGTCGGCAAAGCACGTTGTGGAGCCGCACGAGTTGCCGAAGGCGTGGGTTCGGTATCGGTGCATGGACTGGGGGTCGGCGGCACCGTTTGCGGTGTACTGGGTGGCGGTGTCGGACGGGTCGTTGCCGCAGTACCCGCGCGGGGCGCTGGTGTTCTACCGGGAGTGGTATGGCGTCGCGGTGGCGAAGGATGGGACGTGGAAGGCGAACGTGGGGTTGAAGTTGACGGCGGAGGAGGTTGCGCAGGGGATACTGGAGCGCACGCCGGCGGACGAGAAAATCGACATGGGGGTGTTGGACCCAGCGGCGTTTGCGAATCACGGCGGGCCGTCGATCGCGGAGCGCATGATGGCGGTGACGCTGGGGCGGCGGCGGGTGCAGTTTCACCGCGCGGACAACACCCGGGTAGGGGTGAGGGGCGCGATGAGCGGGTGGGATGGCATCCGGGGGCGGTTGAAGGGGGACGACGACGGCCGACCGATGATGTATTTCTTTTCCACTTGCGTGCATGCTATAAGGACGCTGCCCGCCTTGCAGCACGACATGATGCGTCCCGAAGACGTAGACACGGACGGCGAGGACCACGCGGGGGACGCGATCCGGTACGGATGCGCAGCCCGGCCGTGGGTGAGGGCCAGTGTGAAGGCAGAGCCACCTCCGCGCCTTCGTGGATCGACAAGCATGACGATCAACGAGATCATCGCCAAACGACGGCGGGAAAGGTTGGAAGCGGATGGCTGACGCCAAAGATAGTGCAGAGCCGGCAGGCGAGGAGTCCAGCACTCCGACTGCACAATTGGAGGCGACGCCCCAAGGCCGCGTGAGGCGCTGGCTTGCGGAGCTCGCGATGTCCGCGACGCGGGACAAGCCCTGGTGCGACGAGTCGAAGGAAATCCTTCGCACCTACGAGGCTGGCAAGCGCAAAGCCAACTCGTTCAACATCCTCTGGTCCAACACCGACACGCTGGCTCCTGCGGTCTACAACTCGACGCCGGTGCCGGACGTGCGGCGGCGGTTTCGGGACGAGGATCCGGTCGGCAAGGCCGCATCGCTTGTCATCGAGCGCACGCTGGCGTTTGAGCTCGACCAATTCGACAGCGAGAAAATCGCGAAGGACGCGACACTCGACATGCTGCTTGTCGGCCGAGGGGTCATCCGCGTCAAGTACGAGCCTGTGTTCGACAAGATGGCCGAGCAGGCAGAGCAGGAAGCCCCGCTGCTGGATGAGGTCACGCCGTGGGAGCATGTGCAGTGGGACGACCTGCGCACGGGGCCCGGCAAACGGTGGGTGGACAAGACATGGATTGCGTTTCGGCACGACTTCACCGAAGACATGGCGATCGAGAAGTTCGGGCGCAAGATCGCAAGCAAGTTGCAGTATCTGGAGTCTGATCACATCCCCGACTCCGCCGAGAAGGACACGCGCCAGGCGTTCAAGACGGTGGAGGCGTGGGAGATATGGGACAAGGAGGAACGCCGATGCTTGTTCATCGCGGAGTGCTACAAAGAAGCGCCTTGCCTTGAGATCCCGGATCCTCTGCGCTTGGTCGGATTCTGGCCCATGCCTCGTCCGGCATACGCTGTCGAAAATTCAACGTCCACGGTCCCCATTCCGCTCTACCGGCTGTACAAAGAGCAGGCGTTGGAACTTGATCGAGTTTCATCGCGGATCAACAAGATCGTCGATGCACTGAAGGTGCGTGGCGCGTATCTCGGCAACAACACTGACTTGGAGAAAGTCATTGAGGCCGGGGACAATCAGATGATCCCGGTTGAAAACGTCTCCGGCATGGCCGACATGGGCGGGCTGGACAAGTCGATTTGGATCATGCCGATCGACAAGCTGATCAACGTGCTGAACGGCCTGTACGTCGCACGCAACGAGATCAAGGCGACGATCTACGAGATCAGCGGCATCTCCGACATTGTGCGCGGCTCGACGCAGGCCAGCGAGTCTGCGACCGCGCAGCGCCTGAAGTCCGAATGGGGCTCGATGCGGTTGCAGAAGATGCAAAAGGAGATTCAGCGCCTCCTACGCGACTGCATGCGGATTCAGGCCGAGATCTACGCGCAGATGTACTCGCAGCAGCGGTTTGCGCAGATCACAGGCGTCAAGCTGCCGACGCAGCAAGAGAAGATGCAGATTCAGGCGCAGATGCAGATGCAGCAGCAGCAGATGGCGATGCAGCCGCCGATGCCAGGGCAGCCGCCGCCGCAGCCTGACCCGATGATGATGGACATCCTCAAGAAGCCATCGTGGGAAGAAGTCATGGCGTCGTTGCAGAACGATGGCATGCGCGCATCCAAGATCGACATTGAGACGGACAGCACGATCGCGGAGACGCTGGATCGTGACATGCGCGGCCTTGCGGAGATCACGGAGGCGATTGGGCAGTTGATCGCAGGAGCAGCGCCCGCTGTGCAGTCTGGCATGCTGCCTGTCGAGGTCGTCAAGGAGTTCGCGATGACCATCGCGCGCCGTGCGCGCATGGGCCAGTCTGTCGAGGACGCGATGGAGAAGATGCAAGCGCCGCCGCCGATGCAGCAGGTTGACCCCGAGCAACAGAAGCAGATGGAAGCCGGCAAGGCCGAGATCGAGAAGGGCCGCGAGGAGATCAACGCCGGCAAGATGGACGTGGCTGCACAGCAAAACGACATGCTCAAGCAGCAGTTGCAGTTCGTCACGCAGCAGGCCAAGCAGGCGATGGGCGAGGCGGAGAAAAGCAAGATGCGCGCGTCCGAGTTTGAGGAGCGCGGTCCGCCGGATCAGGTGTTCCAGACGCTGCTTGAGCAGCTCATGGCTGCGCAGCAGCAGACGCAGGCCATCGTGCAGCAGTCCGTGGAGGCCATCAACGCCGCGCTGTCGATGTCGGCGCAGACGCAGCAGGCCACGGCGCAAGCGGTCATGCAAAGCGTGCAGCAAAACGCTGTCGTCATGTCTCAGGCGGTTGAGGCCGTCACAGCGCCGCGTCAAGTCACGGTGCAGTTGCCGAGCGGCAAGACTGCCTCCGCAACCAGCAGCATCAAGCACTGATGGCGTACCGAGCGGCATTCCCTGGTGTCCAGCGCGCCGTGCGGGCCGCAGTGGCGTCTGGTGGCGGCGGCGGTGGCGCCATCACGCCATCACTGGTCGTCGAGTACGTCGACACGAGCGGCGTGCGACAAACCAGAACGGTAGCGGCTGATGGGTCAACGTCGATTACCGGAGTCGCACCGTTCCTTGTGCATTTCGATGCGACGGGAACGCGCAGTGTCGTCACAACAGGCGACTCAGAGCCGGAGGCGTACAACAACATCGGGTATCGACTTAACTCCGGCGAGGCAATCGGCGGGACATGGACGTATGGTGGCCGTTCTCGTGACGAGGACACTGGCCCGCCAATCTTCGGGCGCGTCTATACGCAGACCGGAACGTTCACAGCGAGGCTTCGTTGTCGGGATTCTGAAAGCAACGAATCGACGAGGAGTTTCACCGTTGTCGTGACTGCGCCGCCGACCGCGGCGCTAATCACTGTCGCGTCTGGAAGTTGGCCGACGTTCACGAGCGGCAGCCACTACTCGCTTGAAGCTGGAGGCAACTACACCAGCTTCGGGCAGCTTTCGTGCGACGCGCTGCATAACATCCTGTTCAGCAAAAGCGGCTCTGGTGCTGACCCGATCATCTCGACGTTCCAGCCGGATAGCCGCAACAACGTCGACAGCGTAATCACAGCAGCTCGCAACATCCGCATTCAAGACATCGACTGCGCATCGTTTACGCCAAGCAACGTCGGGTTTCAATACTGCGGTGCAGTTCGTGGAAGGGTTCGTAGATCATTCCCGCCCTCGTACTCCGACGGCTCAAACGCAACCCAAAGAAACAACCATCGCTATCCGCGCGGGATGTTCCTATGGGACACGGGCGAAATGAATCCCGACGTCGGCGAGCAGTACGTGTGGCTAACGGCCGGGCGTCACGTTCATTTAGCGGGCGTGGTAATGCACAAGAACGGCGCAGCCGGAAACCACACCGTTCGCTCCCTGCATCACAAAAGCTCGATGCGTCACTGCAACTTCTACGCCACCGTCGCAGTCGTGACGCACTTCAAACAGCAGGCTTTAGAAGTGACGGCGGGCGACGGACAGCCTGATTCGTGGGAAATCAATGATGATCGCGTGCGTCCTTCTGACGGATCGCGCAAGTACGGTTACCCGAACAGCTATTTCGTGCTGCACAGCAATCAGTTTGACCGTGCAGGGACAACGCTCGCAGACAACGCGGTCGCCATCGCGCCGCAGTTCGACGACACGCCAGCACCGGATGAAGGCCACGAGTTCAACGCGCTAGAAGATTGCATCGCAGCCAATGCCAACTTCAATAACCAAAACCCTAACGTCGTGGATCTCGGAGGGCGTTACCTTTCAGTCCGCAATGTTCGCATGAGCATGGGGACGGGAACTTATGCAACGCTTGGGAACGGTTCAAAGAACAGCAACAACATCCCGCCTGGCTGGAACAATCCCGGTAGCGTGAACCTGGTCGAATCTGTCAATACGCGGCCTGTGCCGACCGCGTTCTGAGGAAGCCATGTCCAGGGTATTCAATCAAGATGCCGCGAACGTGCTGACCGCTACGGTCGGCGTGGCCGCTTCGCGCGCGAATTACACGCTGTTCTCTTGGGTAAAGGCAGACGCCGCTTTTACTGGCGGAACGCAGCAGATCATCGCGTTCGATAACTTCTTCAACAAGCCGCGACTTTACCTAGTCGGCGCAACTACTAGCCCTTGCGAACTTCGCGGGTCAAGTGCAGATCCCGGCGATGACGGGTCGCCGGAAGAACAGACAGAAGACCAACCCATTGCGAAGGGAACGTGGGAGCCTTGCGCGGTTGTGGTCACGCCGACTCAGATTTTTGTGCGCAGCGGCGCGTCCAACAACACGAACGTCAGCACGACAGACGCGATCAGCACCGCCGTCACGACGCTTCGGATAGGCAGTGGACAATCGCTGGACCCATTCGGTGGCAAGGTCGCTCACGTTGCTGCTTGGAAGCGCGCGCTGACCACGACCGAGCTCGATGATTTGATGGCGGGGGCTAACCCCAGCTCGATAGGGCCCGGCAATCGCTGGTTTTACTACCCGCTGACCGATACTGGCTTGTCGAACATCTGGACCCCCACCGACAGCGACACTGCTGGTGTGCTTACCGTCAATGGCACAGTCACAAGCGACGCGGGGGACAATCCAAGCGTAAGCGGTGGTGGCGGCGGCTCCGCCGCTGCCGCTGCACACTACTATCGACGGAGACGAGCAGCATGATCATCCCCCTGCGGCAATCGACCGCACGCACGTTGAAGCTCGGCCCGTTCCTCGACCGCACGAACGCCGCCGACCGTGAAACCGCGCTGACGATCGCTGCGGCTGACGTGCTGATCTCGAAGAACGACGGCGCGTTCGCGGCGAAGAATGACACCGGCGCGGGCACGCACACGTCACGCGGTCATTACAACGTCCCGTTCAACGCCACGGACACGAACACGCTGGGGCGGCTGGACATCGACATCGAGAACGCCAACGCGCTGCCGTTCAACTGCACCGCGTGGGTCTTCCAGGCCAACGTCTACGACGCACTGTTCGCCGGCCTCGAGTACCTCGAGGTGACGACCCTCGCGCACGACTTCACGATCAGCGGCGCGACCCTGACGGTCCGCGAGCGCGATGGATCCACGACGCAGTTCACCAAGGCGATCACATCGACGCCGGGCGCGGATCCTGTGACGGGTCTCGACTGATGACGATCTCGACCCGCGACGGACTCATTGACGGCCTGGGCAACAATGCCAGCCGCATCGTCGTCGACAAAGCGAGCTTGGCGAACGCGGCGGCCGGTCAGTTCTTCTCGCTGTGGCGTGCGACAGGGGTGCCCGGTCAGGCAGCTATCCCGACTGCTGCCGCGATTCCAACGCACGCCACGCTGGGCGCGCTGGGGTTCACGCAGCAGACATCACCGAACACGAGCTACCTGGCGTACCTCGTGCCGAAGATGGCGAACGTGCAGTCGCTCGAGATCCACGACCGCGTCGCGCACATGGGCGGCCTGTCGGGCACTGTTGCCACGACAGCGCAGACAGTCGGCATTGACCTGACTTCTGGCGGCCTCAACCTCGAGGCAGCCCGGCGCGGCGACGCGAACTACTCCGACATCGAGTGGTGGATCGAGATCTTCACGGACCTCGGCGCAACTGGCGTCAACGCCACGGTCGCGGTCACGTATGACGATGCCAGCACGGGCAACCTTGCCGTGGTGGCGCTTGGCGCAACCCCGCGCGCGGGCCGCATGTACCAGCTCATTCCTGCGGTCGCGGGCCGGTGGATTCGCGCCGTCACGTCTGTGACGCTCTCAGCCACTACGGGCACGGCGGGCAACTTCGGCGTGACCGCCACACGCAACCGCAGCGAAGTGGACGTTGACCTGACCAACAAGGGCAAGCCGTATCACTGGGCTGATCTGGGCTTTCCCGAAGTGCCGAACAACTCGTGCCTGTTCTTCATCGTGCCCTGCACGACGACGACCACAGGCGTCGTGCGCGCCAAGGGCAAGATCATCCACGGGTAAGTCATGATCCCATTCCCGCAGACCGAGAAGCTGCCGAGCCCGGTCTCAGAGGTTTGGGAAGACGGCGCAGCAGGCGACATCCTACGGGATGAGGTGTTTGCGCCACTACCGCCCGCTGCGGGTTTTCGCTCGCTGGCCCTGCTGGGCATCGGTCTCGGGTTGCTCACGGCGTCCGGGTTCACGCTCGAATCGGCCAACGCCGACCAGGTCGAGCGCGTCAGCGCTTCGGCCACTGTTGCCACTGCGGCAGCGAGCACGCTCACCGATCAGCCTGAACGGATCTCGGCTGCGGTCGGAACGACGGCGACGCTCAACAGCGCGCTGACGGACCAGCCCGAGCGGGGACAGGCCAGCGCAGCGGTCGCAGTAGTCAGCGCAGCCATCCTGACGGATGGGGCCGAGCTGCTACAGGCCACGGCCAACAGTGCGCGCCCGGGCTTCCGGTCGCTCGCGCTGCTCGGCGTGGGCATTGGAGCCGTAGCAGGCCCGCCCGCCGCGCAGTTCAGCTCGAGCCTCACGGATGGCGTCGAGCGGCTGATCTCGACAGCCGGCCCGGGCGTGCTGCTCACGTCGATCAACTCGACGAGCGCATATCGCATCGAGTCGGTGCCTGACCTCGAGGTCGGCGACCGCATCGAGGTGCTGTCCGCCGTCGGTGGACCGGCGACCGATGTCACGATACTGCCCGACGCGACGTTCTCGCTCGCGCCCGGCTCGACCGTCACGCAGTTCGACGTTCGCATCTGGTCGATCAGCGAGCAGAACTGGTCCGGCCCGGTCACGCAGTTCGTCGCCGCGCAGATCGCATCCGCCCGGGTCGATGACGCCGAACGCATCCAGGCAACGGCCGGCATTGCCGTCGCCCTGGCGAGCGTCAGGACAGACGAGACAGATCAGGCGCAGGCGACCGTAGGTGCGCCCTCGGCACAGATCGCGGCGACCGTCACGGATGATGCCGAGCGCATCACAGCGGCCACCGTAGCCCCTGTGGCGGCAGCGTCGGCCCTGGCGGATCAGTCGGACGTGATGGCAGCCAGCGCAGCGGCGCAGGTCGTCCTGGCATCCAGCCTGACGGACGCCATAGAGCTGATGCAGGCTGCTTTTGGCGCGGTCGCAGTATCAGCCATTGATGCTGCGATGTTCGACGCTGCCGAGACGCTGGCAGCATCGGGCAGCCTGCCGGTTACGGCCAATGCGACAGCCCGGGATGATCTCGAGCTGGTATCCGCATCGGCCATAGCGACAACGCTAGTGCTGAATTCGACAAGGGCTGACCTAGCCGAATTCGGTGTGGCAGCGCTGCAAAACGGGCTGACGCTTGCAAAAGCATTGCGATCTGTTCGCGTGACGCCGTTCTACGGGGTGATCGTAGTGGCCCCCAGCACCAGACAACTGACCGTTAAGGCGAGGCATGACCGTGACGTGTGACACCGAAGAAATCGGCCAGCCATACGTGAGGGTGCAGGCTAAGCGCTCGTTCGATGACGTGGTCGTTGAAGTGGACTGGCACGATTACCTCGCGCGGCAGCGCAGGCCCGGCACCGCATACGCTGTAACTGATGCCGTGCGCCCATTGCGTGCCCGCGCGACAGGTTTGCAATATCGCTGCTCCACCGGCGGGGTCACGTCAGGCGCCCCATCAGATCGAATCCGCTGGCCCGCCATTGTGGGCGGCACAGTAACCGATGGCTCTGTCGTCTGGACGGCCGAGGCGGTCAATGCATCATCACTGCGCACGACAATCTCAACCGAGGACTGGACAGCCGTCACCGGCCTCACCTTGGGAACGGAATCCAGCAGCGACTTGCGTTATCACGTCATTGTCGGCGGCGGTGTCAGCGGCCAGACGTACGAGGTAAGGCATCGGGTTACCCTGGCCAATGGCGAGGACAAGGAAGCCGTGGCAGTGCTTCCCGTGCAGGACTGATGCTCAAGCTCAATGTGCGCCTCGACATTGCCGAAGCGCGGGCATCGCTGAAGCTCATCAAGTCCGAGGTCGACAAGGGCGCCATCCGTGCCATGCAGCGCGTGGCCACCACGGTGCGAAAGGAAGCCAGCGACGGTATTCGTCAGGGCTTGGCGCTCAAGGCTTCGACCATCAAGGACCAGATCAAGATCACTCGGCCATACGGTAGCAACCGACTGGTGCGGGACATCGTGGCCAGCGGCAAGCCCATCGCCATCAGGGACTACGCGGCACGTCGCACGAGCAAGGGTGTGACGTATCGAGTGGCCAAGGGCGGCAAGCGCAAGGTCTACACGGCCAAGGGCAACCGCGCATTCATCGTCGATCGGTTCGGGGCGCATGTGTTCGTGCGTACCGAGCCCGACCCGCCTGGCCCACGCAAGGGCAGGGTGCGCAAGGTGTTCGGCCCATCGCTGCCGCAGTACTTCGTGACGCGCTTCGTGCGCACACGCATGGCACGCATCGCAGCGCAGCGTTGGCCGATCGAGTTCGCGCGCGAGATGAACTTCCGAACGCAGCGCGCCGCAGGCCAGGCATGAGGGGGCGGGGCAGTTATCCACAGGGGAGGGCTCATGGGTCCCTCCTGACCGTCTGGAACGCGGGTGCCAATGGCCCGCGAATATCCGCTAGTTCCAGCGGGTTGTAGCGCCACCACCACTCGTAGCAGAAAAGCGACATGCAAGCCGAACTCTGGAGCCTGAACGCGCTTGCCGTGGAGCTCGGGCGCGATCGGCGTGCGCTGGCTCGTGACCTCGAGGGGCTGGTGCCCGACGAGTCCACCCGCAAGGGCGGGCGCACCGAGCGCAAGTGGAAGCTCAAGCGGGTCGTCGAGCACCTGTACCGCACGCCGGCCAGCGCCGAGGCCGAGGACTTCGACAACCAGCGCGAGCGCCTGGCTGCCGCGCAGGCCGAGAAGTTCGAAATGGAAAACGCGCTGCGCCGCGGCGAGCTCGCGGAGGCGTCGAAGGTGCAGTCCGCCTGGGCTGATCACATCGCCGCCGCGCGCGCGAAGCTGCTGGCAATGCCCAGCAAGCTCGGGCCGCAGTTGACGCACATCGCCGACCCGAACGTGGTGCAGGCGCGCATCAGGGTGGAAGTGAATGCAGCTATCTCCGAGCTCGCCGAGTGGGAGCTCCCCGAAAGCGATGGCGTCGATCAGCCAGATGCTGCGCCAGACGGTGGGGCTGTGGCGCCCGCCGCCGGATCTGCGGGTG